AGATCATTCGTCAGCGTCAACGTCATCCTGCTTCCCACGTTTTTCGTCAAAAGATTTCATGGCTACTATTATAACGTCCTGTGGATCTAGTTTAAGCAGGGTGCCCTTGTCTAAGCGTACCTTGTCCCGCTTTGCACCCATCTTAGATTTCAAATCACTTAAAAACGCACTGTAGTTTATCTGTTGCGCCGAGCACCATAGCTTCAAAGGCTTGGGTAACAAATAAACTTTTTTCAAATCGGTTTCGTATCGGGCCACTAACTTAATTTTAGGAGTAGCATCGGGTATGACGAGCTTGTCCAAGCCATTGCCTTCACCCTGCTTACTACGCAAGTCATCAGTGCTTTTAATCATCAAGATGTTGCTGTAGTTATCGTATAAGTATTCGTTCAATGTCTGTTCTACAGACACGCTCATGTTCTCTACAGCGTTGAGGTTAGCTTCAAGTAACTTCATTGACCAATTAAAGACTTCTTCTACGTCGTAGTCCAGTAATCCTAGTTTATTGGCGAAGAAAATACCTGTAAGTGTGCAAGCAACACCCGCTGACCAGAACCTGTTCTCTGCTTTAAGCCCTGCCGTAGTATCAACCCGAACCTGCATTTCTCTAAGTTTCTTTTTTACTTCCTCTACGTTCTGTATGACCCACTGTATATAAGGTATTCCTGCATGGCCGTAGTTAGCCGTTAGCTTCGCTTCAAACGCATCTGTCATACGCTTATCGTCTACAGAGTCGAACACCTTCTTAGCAGGCCACTCCAACATACGTTGTGCTTCGGCTTTGGGCTGTTGTTTCTTTGCGCTAATCTTTTCTATAACACTAGAGTTACCAGAAGTAACAGATAAGAACTTCCACGGTTCTCCGCGTGCACGTTCTAGGTTAGCCCCACCTGCCATACGCCCCCGTTGCTGACCAGAAGATAGCTGATACGCTAGGTCACTCAGCTTGTCGTCCTTCTCGTTCGTTAATTCGTCTATGTAAAACGGTAGGTTATGTAGCACCTCTGCACGATTGAACTTCATAGACTCAGTATCACGTTCATCAAGCATCGTGTTCTTGACGTAGCCCCACACTGATGCTGCCACCTGCATACATGCAGACTTACCACAGCCGCTTATGTTGGCGTGTATGTGTAGGGCACAGGCGTTCTGAGGTAAGAAGTGCATAAGGGGTGCGCCGAATGCAGTGCCCACCACGTACTGGTGCATCACTAGATCCGGTCTGGTGTTGTAGAAATTAGCCATCTCCTTCCACGCTTCTAAGGTGCCCTTGGGTTCAAAGTAAGGGATTAAAGCTGCTGTAGGCGTAGATGGTGGGTTGTACTTTATCTTGTCGGCGTGCACTTCCTTGTCACCCACAACGAACGCAGTCGCCTCATCATCCACCCAGCCGAACTGTCGCCGTGCCACATCTGCTGTAGAAGTGGCCTGTAATTCATTTATCCAAGTAACCATATATTGCAACAAGTCATCTATTCTAGGGACAGCAACACCGTTCATTGCCATCTGTTTTCGGAACTCTTCTTTTGAAATAACCGCAGTGAGCGGTAGCGTAAACTCACGTACCCCGTCCTTTGGTAGGTGTAACCTAAACACGACTGACTCACCGGCTTCCACATCTAGCAGCCGTTTCGTTATGTATAAATCATTGTGGTAAATAACTTTCTCATCCACTTCTCCGTCTATGCTGACGTTGCGAACGTAGATGCCGCCAGATGCGCCTCGAAAGTATGGACGTGGGTATGCGGGTATAACGTATTCTGGGTAGTCCTCTACGTCATATAGATTATCCTCAGACAAGTCAGAGACTTCACTATAAGTACCATCTTCACCTAGTTTGGCTTCGGCAATCTTTCTACCCAAAATCAACGGCGACTTTATCTTGCCCCAGTGAGGGCATTCGGTGCATATACCTGCTTCGTTTTCATCAAACGTCGTGCAGCGGTACGGCCCCTTAATAAGATCCAATTTTTTGAGCGTAAGCTCTGGCGTATACTCAGGGTGCTTCTTTGATATTTTTTGCGCTGCCTTTTCACCGTCTTCACAGAACTTGGCTATAGATAGCCCTGCTCTCCACATAGGCTCACTTGCTTCAGCTTGCCCACCTATTATTCGTTTTAGCTGTCTACAGCCTGTGCCTTCTTGAGATTTTAGAAGTATGTTCTTGAAACTGTATTTGATGTTTTGCAGTAATGCATCGCGTAGGCTTGCTGGCCCATCTTCGCTTACACGCTTTTGAGGAACTGGTATCGTATCCAGCCCAATCTTGCTGGCAAACCAATCAAAGTTAACCGTGTCAGGTATAGCATTTACCAGCTTAACGGGAGCAGGGGTATCTGGTTTGTGGTTGTGCGTGCCCAGCACACGTAACACTCTCGCGGTGTCGGCTGGCACTGAAGTATCTATATCAAAGTTGTGTTCTGCACACGCGGCCTTAAATCGGTCAGCTACTATCTTCCATTGTTCTACTGCCACAGGCTCGGTGAGAACCCAATAAACATGCAGTCCACGCCCCGAATCCACTATAAGCGGTTTTGGTAACGTCGTTGCAACGCAAAACCTTTGAAGCTCTTGCAGTGCGGCCTTTTTTGTAGAGAACTCTTTTTCTGGCCCACAATCCAGATCCAAGAAAAACGCCTTAGTTTTGTCAGCGTCTTCGCCTTTGCGTGTGCCCTCTTTCTTATAATTACTTACAGCGAAGTATGTATCCCACCCCTCGCTGTCGTAGTAATCTGCGGCTTCGGCCAAATCTTCCAATGAATGAAAGTACGCTTGGCGATGTCTGCCTTCAACCAGACTATTTCTGAAGAGAACATACACTCCTTTGGGGGGTAACACCCACCTTAAAAATTCTATCGTATTCATATTTGCACCCAATGCCGAAAGACACTATGGCAGGGGTGTCGGCGCACCCTCTTCGGCAATGCCTAGCCATAGTGGAGTGTTACCGGCTTAGTCGTCCCATTCGTCGATAACGTCACTCAGGTCTTCGTCGTCCGAGGGTGCGGGTGCGGACTTCTTAACGACCTTCTTTTTGGGTTCCTCTGTTGCGGCAGAGGTATCTGGCTCATCGCCAAATATGTCATCCGAGTCATCATCTTCTGACTCAACTTGCGTGCTGGTAGTGTCACTGAACGGATTGTCAGGCTGCGCTACGTACCCCTCTACCACACCAAACGGTGAGCGAGAAGCCATAGGCTTGTAATCTATTACCTGCACACCGTTCAAGCGTAGGCTTACGCCATTTTCGCGCATGTTGTACGGCACAAAAGTAACCGCAATATTCACAATGCTGCCCGTAGTCAGCTGAAAATCTTTTGGTAGCTCGTTGTTCTTCGCATCTACTTGTAGTGGGGGTTTAGTCAAATCGGTGCCGTAAGCACCTTTTAGCTTGCCCTTGCCAATATAGTTACCGTCATCGTTTTTCTTAAACGGCAGTGGGAACTTCTCAGGCCAGCTACCTTCTTTCTTAGCGTCATACGCCGCTTTCATTGACTTGTACAAAGCCTTTGCTTTTTTCTCAGACATCACAAAAGACATCTCGTATGCCGCACCGTCATCTAGTGGATCACACTTAACAGAACCACCTTTCCCACCGTTTGCTTTATTGTCAAACTTGTAAGTGGTGTTGATTCTTGGGTAGAGAGCTTCGACGTTCTCCAGTGTGTAATACATATCTACTTCAGCCATGTTGGTCTCCTTGACTTAGGCTATTGTGAACCCTTCCGTTTCCGCAAATGGCGAGCCGCCGTTGACGTTATGCAAATCCACTTTGAATGCGATTGCCTGTAACGTGTCCTCGTGATCTACCATGAGCCGGACTTCTTCAAGTTCTTTTTCTTCTAGTGGTCGCTGCGGATAGAAAGTCAACTTAGGCACAGAACTGCCTCCATCAAAACCTATCCTAGTGACCACCGCTATTGAGGGCGTTCCATGCCCAGATAAAAATTTGGAGTAAGCCTGTAGTGGCATACCGCCCCCCTGCTCCTTACCAAATATAGACGAGGCAGGGACTTGCAACTGATATACCGTATCCAGTGCATGATCTTCAACAACCGCTAGGCGTTGATGAAATCTACAAGCCCTACCCCCTGCGTTCCCCGAACCTCGTACATTCTGAGTACAGTCTAAGCAACGTGCACTCTGTCTCTGGTCTTCTGGCACTTCGGGTGCAGGTCTTTGAGTGTCTGTTGACCAGCATGTAGGTAACTTCTTAGCTCCAACCACGTAATCGTCTTTGTAATACGAACGGGATACATCCGCTGCGTTCACTATAACTACGTCTATGGAACAGCAAATGCTACCTTCTGGCTGATCTACCAGACCCGTAAACTTACTACCCTGTATGCTGATTCGGCGCACTATAGGTCTGCGTCGGGATCAAATGCCGTGGGATCGAACTCATCAGGGTCTTCAACCGCTGCAACGTCTTCTGTGCCAGTGCGTGCTAGAACAGCTTTTGACGCTTCCGCTAATGCAAACCGCTGAGTTTTTCCTACTTTTACGTAGGTGTTAGAAGGGATTACCCCATCACGCACCCATTTACGTGCAGTGGACAAGGATATACCGAAGTGCTTTGCCACTTCTTCAATCGGAACTAGCTGCTCCATTATGCTTTCCTTACTGTCACAGCGTACTCCGAATCCACGTTTAACCCTTTCGGCAACAGGTCTGGGTTCTCTTCTAAGAACCCTTTGACTGCCCCTTGGTGTAAACGCTTCTCCAAGAACTCAGGCACCTCATGCTCCAAGATAAACTTGTGCATGGATTCCCAATCACTCGTCCAATACTTTTGCTTCACAGTACGGTAGAACGTACCGGCATCAGTCTTGACGCTCTTGGCCCCCGTATCTTTCAAATGATCCAAGAGTGCGCTTTTTATTTTATTTTGCTGCGCGACTAATTTGTCGTCAGCTTCCCTAAATTCAGCAGACAGACGTTCCCTTTCGCCCTTGATCTTGAGATAAACCCTAGTCAATTTCTCCAAGGTGACACTATCTACTACTTTTGCATCAGCCATGTTTGTGTCCTATTCATTGCCGAGAACTGCAATCTAAAGGTAGCTTATGCGTTAGTCAAGTATTTCCTTGTAAAGATCAATAATTTTTGTGTGGGTATCTATTTTGTTGTTAAGTAATGCGTATACACGTTTTTCGACGCTAGAACCCTGTAGCTGTACGACAGTGCATTTATGATCTTGACCCGCTCTGTGTACACGGGCGTTTGCCTGTGCATAAGTCTCCACAGAACTCGTTGGCCCCCACCAAACCACAGTGTTTGCAGCGGTTAGTGTGACACCGTGTGCAGCTGCTTGCGGCTGAATTACCAACACTCTGGGGTTGTCTGTCTCTTGAAATTCTTTGAATATACGCGTGCGATCCCCTGCTTTCACTGCACCGCTAATCACCTCAGTGGGTATGCCATCCGCTCGTAGCTTCCCTGTAAGCAAATCTATCGTGTGCTTGAACGGCACAAATATCAAAACTTTCTTGCTTGACTCGTCTATTACTTCACGCAACACCTTATATCGGTGCTTGGTATCAAACTCTATGGTCTCACCAGAATCGGTGTACACAGCACCGGAACTGATTTGCAGTAGCTTGTTCATATTCACGGCGGCGGTAGCGGCAGTAACATCCTCACCAGCCGCTTGCATAATCATCTTGTCTTTTAGTTCTTTGTAATACTTTTCTTGTTGGCGCGTTAACGGTATGTCGCGTGTAACGTAAATCATGTCTGGCAGATCCAGACATTCATCTTTGGTGTAACGTATTGCTGGTTGTAGTGCGTTGAACACTGTCTCAGTAGCGTTGGGTTTAGGCACCCATTTGAAGTTGGTTACTTTGTACATAACCATGTCGCGGAAAGAACCAAAAAATCGTGGCACACCTTTCGGATTGACTAGCTTGGCTAGCCCATAAGCATCCACAGGGCTTTGTGCAGCGGGTGTGCCTGTAAGTAACCAGAGCCACATATCTGTGGTGAGTAGTTTGTTGAGCGTTTTCCATCGCTTTGTCTGTGCATTCTTATAGTGAGTTGCTTCATCTACAATTATCAAATCAAACCCACTGTCCGCTATGGCGTCAGCGACTATTTCCACACCGTCATAATTTATTATGACAAACTCTGCGTCACCCGCGATTACCGCAGCACGTTTTTTGGCCGAGCCGTAAGCAATATCTACTGTGCGGTGCATGGCAAAGTCAAACAGATCCTTGCGCCATGCCGAATCCATAATCGACAGAGGACAGATAACTAGGACGCGGTTGATCTTGCCTTGGTTGAATAAAAAGTCTGCCGCCCATATAGCACTGGCGGTCTTACCTGTGCCCTGCTCGTTAAAACAAAACGCACGTTTGTTGAGTGTGAGAAACCCTGATGTGGTTTTTTGGTGGCTGAACGGCTCGTACTTACCTGTCCACTTGTACTTACCCTCAATGGGGGACGGTGCTTGTATGTTTAAGTTCTTGAGTACATGTGTTTCATCCACACCCCAATTAACTACCACTCTGTTTCCTGATAACTCCTTGCTCTTGGGTATTACAGTGGTGACCTTGCCCGGATTTTTAAGGCGTAATAGAAGTGCTTTGTTATATACAACTTTCAACTTGGTCTCCTTTTTAGTCCCGCCTTCGACTACACGGACGGGAACGTGCTGGATCACGAAGTGGAGGGGGGTGGGTAGTCACTCCGTGCAGTCATTCAAAAAAGTCCCGCCTTCGACCACACGGACGGGAACGTGCTCAGGATCGAAATGACAACGATCTGGCCTAATAAGTCCCGCCTTCGACCACACGGACGGGAACGTGTTAACAGGTAGGAAACACCTCGGTCTTATCTTGTTCGCTTTGGCCTTTTGCCATTACGACTTCTGTTTTTATTGGCGCTTTCTATACGTACGCCATCTCTGTTGCTGCCCCCCTTACTGAGCATCTTGTTATGACTAACGTCTTT